ATGCTGGGAAGATGCCGGCTGGGCGAAAGCCGGCGAAGCAAGCTTTCCATTAATTGACGGGGCTGCATCTAGAGTTGGAAGGCTGAAAGCCTACGGAAACGCCATCAATGCTGAGGCGGCAACAGTCTTCATCGAAGCCTACCTCGACGTCGAAGCCGAGCGAGCGGGACGCGCTGATCTGAGCGAGTGCCCGTTCTGCGACCACTGGTTCGACCAGGCGCTGCTCGGTCGCTACGGGTGTCCCAACTGTGAAGGCGAGGGGCTCGACGACGAGCTCATCTAGGAGCGCATCATGAACGAGAAGTGGGACAGCAGGTTTCTCAACCGCGCGGTCGAGGTGGGGCGCTGGTCCAAGGACCCCTCGACGCGCGTCGGGGCGGTGATCGTCTCCGGCAAGCGTCAGGTCAGTGAGGGCTACAACGGCCCCCCGGCGGCGCTGCGTGATGACGACACGATGTCCCGTGAGGAGAAGCTGCGCCGCACGATCCACGCCGAGGAGAACGCCCTGCTGTTCGCCGGCCGGGACGTTGCCGGTTGCACGCTTTACGTCACCCACCCGCCGTGCGGCTCCTGCGCGGCGAAGGTGATCCAGGCGGGCATCACCAGGGTCGTCTACCTGGCGCCAAGTGACGAGTTCGTGATCCGCTGGCACCCGGAGATGGCCAGCGCCCGTGCGATGTTCGAGGAGGCCGGCGTGCAGGTCGACATCCCTACAAGGCTGTCCCTCTGGGAGAGCGCATGAGCCCCACCGGGCGGCGTCCGCACCCCACGGGCTGGACGAAGTGGACCCATCGCGAGCAGGGCGGTGACTACACCTTCCTGACTGTGGCGCGGGGCACCGGTGAGGACCACGGCGTCGAGTTCGCCTATTACCTGGGCCTCGACCAGGGCAGCGGTACGCTCCGCACGTTTGTCCGGCGTCTCGAGGAGTGGCACCGGGTCATGACCCCGCTCGATGACGACGGGCTGGACGATCTGATCTAAGTCAGTGTACCTTTCAGTTGAGGTAACAACCGCCGGTGGGTCGGTGATAACCCATTAGTCAGAGTGGCGTCCTTGCATTGGCGTCTTCTCCTTGTGCCGGTACGGGGGCCACCGGTGGCGAGATCGGCCCCCACCAGATTTCTCACGGCCAGCGCCGAAGGAGGTGGTCCTTATCTGCCAAGGGTCAGACGCCGCGAGGCGACAGCCGACACCAGCGCCCGGGCCCCACCCGGGCGTCCTTGTCTCTGCGGTTTAATTCATCTATAAGTTGAAAAGTCACCCACCCGTGAGCAAGAATGGTGACTTCGTGTTCAAGGAAACCCACCCCATGGCCAGGCCACGCAAGACACGCGATGACGACGATCTGATTGGCGGCCCGGGCGCCGGTGTCGAGATGGCACCGTATCCCGGTGAGGGGGAGCCCCTGCCGCCGCCGGCCATGGACCTCGTCGACATCTATGGCGGCGTCAGCGCGAACTGGCTGGCGCAGATTTTCGGCAGCGATGTGAAGACCATCAAGAAGAAGCTGGCCCGCGCCGAGGGCGTGCGCGTCGGCACCGGCCGCGGCGGTATCGCGCTGTATAACATCGCCACGGCGGCGGCTTACCTGGTCAGGCCGAAGATCGACTTGATCCAGTACGTCAAGGGGCTGCGCCCCAACGACCTGCCGCCGATCCTCAACGACAGCTACTGGGCGGCGATGCTCAAGCGCCAGAAATGGCAGGAGAACGCCGGCGACCTGTGGCGCACCGAGGACGTGGTCGCGGTGTTCGGCGACGTGGCCTTCATGTTCAAGACCACGGCCCAGCTGTGGGTCGAGGATTTAGACCGCCACCACGGCCTGAGCCCCGAGATGCGGGCCACCATCACCCAGCAGGTCGACAATCTGCTCGAGCAGGTTCACGAGAAGATGATCGACCTGCCGAAGGCTCGCCACACGCGCAGCGCGGCGACGGAGGAGGGGGCGGTCCCCGACCAGCAGCCCAAGCCCGAAAGCCCGGAGGGCGTCGACATTGTATGACTCCATTGAACAGATGGTCTCGGCGGCGGCCAGCGGCATCCGGCCGCCCGAGCGTCTGACGGTGGCCGAGGCCGCCGAACGCTACCGCTACCTGAACAACCCTGGCTCTTACGTCGGCTACTGGGACAACACCTTCGCCCCGTACCTGGTGGAGTTCATGGACACGCTGACCAGCAGCGACTACACCGGGGCGGTGTTCGCCGGACCGGCAAGGACAGGCAAGAGCGATGTGTTTTTTAACTGGTTGGCGTACACCGCGGTCTGCGATCCGGCGGACATGATGATGGTCCACATGACCATGTCGGTCGCCCGCGACTGGAGCCAGAAGGACCTGCGGCGCGCCTGGCGCCATTCCAAGGCGCTGGGCAAGACGGTGGCCCCCGGTCGGCATAACCAGTCGACCCACGACATCCGTTTTCTCTCGGGCATGCACCTGCTGGTCAAGTGGCCGACGATCACCGAGCTCTCGGGCAAGACCGTGGGCCGCAACTGGATCGCCGACTACGACCGGATCAGCGCCAGCATCGACGACGAGGGGTCGGCGTTCAGCCTGACCTCGAAGCGTGCCGAGACCTTCCGCCGTTACGGCATGACGGTCGCCGAGAGTTCGCCCGGTTTCGACATCATCGACCCCAAGTGGTCGCTGCCCAAGGCCCGGCCCCACGAGGCGCCCCCGGTCGGCGGTGGCGTACTGGCGCTATACAACCAGGGCGACCGGCGCCGCTGGTACTGGCGCTGCCCGGGCTGCGCGAAGCCGTTTGAACCGGACTTCAAGTTGTTCCTGATCCCCGACAGCGCCGACCTGGTGGAAGCCGCCGAGGCGACGGTGATGGAGTGCCCGCACTGCACGCATCACATCTGGCACGACGGCATGCACGGTGAGCCGGGCAAGCACGAGCTCAACCAGACGGTACTGGGCAACGCCAAGTGGGTGAAGGAGGGGCAGTTGTGGCTGCCCCGCTCAGGGGACGACGCCGCCGTGCAGGGCCGCCTCGAGGGCCGGGGGGTTCGCTCCGACCTGGCGGCCTTCTGGCTGAAGGGGCCCGCCGCCAACTTCGCGACCTGGCGCGACGTCGTGCTCAAGTACTTGCAGGCACAAGAGGTCTTCCAGCGTACCGGTGCCCAGGAGGCGCTGAAGACCACCATCAACACCGACCAGGGCCTGCCCTTTCTCCCGGCAGGGATGGAGCACGGGCGCCTGGCGGAGGACGTGCGGGGGATGGCGGAGGACGTCGGCGAGGGGACGGTGCCCGCGCATGTGCGGTTCCTGGTGGCCACCATCGACGTGCAGAAATCGCGTTTCGAGGTGCAGGTCCATGGCCTCGGCTACGGCGGCGATGTGACCGTCATCGACCGCTTCGCGATCCGCAAGTCCCGGCGCCTGGACGAGGACGGCGAGCGTGAACCGCTGCGGCCGGCGTCGTATGTCGAGGACTGGGACCTGCTGATCGACCAGGTGATGCTCAAGACGTACCCGCTGGCCGATGGCTCCGGGCGTGAGATGCGCATGCGCATGGTCGGCTGTGACTCCGGCGGCTCGGCGAGCAAGAAGAATGACAGCAGCACCACCAAGACGGCGTATGCCTTCTACCGGCGGCTCAAGCAGGCTGACGGCGCGGAGATACCCGCGGGCCTGCACCGGCGCTTCCTGCTGCTCAAGGGCGGCTCGACCGCCACTGCGCCACGGGTCAAGATCAGCTACCCGGACAGCGAACGGCGCGACCGCCATGCCGGTGCCCGGGGCGACGTGCCGGTGCTGATGCTCAACACCACGGCGCTCAAGGACCAGCTCGACGCCATGCTCGACCGCGAGCGCACCGGCGGCGGGCGGGTGCGTTTCGCCGACTGGCTGCCCGACGAGTTCTGGGACGAGATGGTCGCCGAGGCACGCGGTCCGAAGGGCTGGGAGAAGCTGTCGGCGCGCAACGAGGCATGGGACCTGCTGGTCTATTGCCTTGCCGTGGCGCTCTACCGGCCGATCCGCGTGGAGACGCTGGACTGGGACGAGCCCCCGGGCTGGGCCGATCAGTGGGACGATAACAGCATGGTGTTCAACCCCGCGAAGGGCGAGAAAGCCGAGGAAACCGTCGCGCCCAGGACATCGTTGAAAGACCTTGCGGCGGCTCTTGCTTGACATACAGTTCAACTTGCGCTTTCACTTTCAACCAAAAGTGTCTACTATTTCGTTGAAATTCTCGATCTTCCGGGGACTCTGAATGTCCGTGACCTTGCAAACCCGGCTCGATGAAGCCGAAACGGCATATCACCAGCTCGCCCTGGGGCAGAACATCGCCGAGTTTCGCGATCAGAATGGCGAGCTCGTGCGCTACACGCCCGCCAACCGTGGCGCGCTGTGGAGCTATATTCTCCGGCTGCGCTCCGAGCTTGGCATGGCGAACACCAGTCGACCCGGGAGGGCCACCTTTTGACGCTACCTGAGCTTCAGGACGTTGACCCGCTGATCGCCGCACCGCCGCACGGGCGGGAGATGGCGCTGGGGGCGTATGACGGTGCCAGCCGGACGTCGCGGGAGCTGATGACCTGGGCGCCGCCGATGCGCAGCGCCGACATGGACCTGCTCCCGGACAAGCAGATCAGCGATGTGCGGGTGCGCGACACCTTGCGCAACGACGCCTATGTGCAGAACGCCTCGCGGATCAAGCAGGACAGTGTGGTCGGCGAGATGTTCCTGCTCAACGCCAAGCCGAACATCAAGGTGCTGGGCCTCGACGAGACCTGGGCACAGGAATTCCAGGAAGAAGTGGAGGCCAAGTTCACGCTGTACGCCGAGTCGATCCGCAACTTCCCCGACGCCCAGCGCCGCAACACCCTGACCGGGCTGGTGCGCCTGGCGATGGGGATTCACTCGATGGCCGGCGAAGTGCTGGCCAGTGTAGAGTGGATGCGCAGCGGCTACCGGCCGTTTTCCACCGCGCTGCAGATGATCGACCTCGACCGGCTCTCCAACCCCAACGGCGAGATGGACACCAAGTTTCTGCGCGGCGGGGTCCAACGTGACCGCTTCGGCGCGCCGGTCGGCTATTGGATTCGCAACGGCCACCCCACCGATTGGCACAACGCCGACGGCCATCAATGGCGGTATGTGCCGGCCACCCGCGGCCAGGTCGTCGGCAATCCCGGCTGGGATAGGCCGCAGGTGATCCACATCATCGACCAGTGGCGGCCAGATCAATCGCGCGGCATCTCGTCGATGGTCTCGGCGCTGAAAGAAATGCGCATGACCAAGAAGTTCCGCGACGTGGTGCTGCAGAGCGCCGTGCTCAACGCCTCCTATGCGGCCAGCATCGAGTCCGACCTGCCCGCTGAGGTCGCCTTGCAGCAGGCCGGCGGCGGCGATCCCGATGCGCTGTCCAACTACGCCGGGACCTATCTCGACCAGGTCGCCGAGTATGTCGGCGGTTCGCGCAACATCCACATGGACGGCGTGAAGATTCCGGTGTTCTATCCGGGCACCAAGATGAAGCTGCAGAACGCCGGTACGCCCGGCGGCATGGGCACCGACTTCGAGGGCTCGATGCTGCGTTACATCGCGGCGACCCTGGGGGTCAGCTACGAGCAGCTGTCCAAGGACTTCAGCAAGGCCAACTACTCGAACCTGCGCGCGGCGATG